CATTTGAAATTACCAAGGTAAATGACCCAGCAGCTACAGCAGCCACCGAAAGCAAATACGTTCCCGCCGTGGCTGCGCCGCTTGCTAATGCCACAACTGGAACATCATAGGCACTTACCGCACTATTTGTAACAATAAAAGCTACTTCAACACCGGCAGCCAAAGCAGCATTGTTTGTCACAATTTGACCAACAGATGCGTTGATAGTCACGCCAGTAGATTTGCTGGTAGCTTGAGTAACAGTTGAAGGTGCCGTAGTAGAACTTCCAGTGTTATACCCAAGTTGCCCACTTCCAGCCAAAGCATAAATAGTTGCTGAACCTTTAAGGTCTTGGTCTTCAAAAGCAACACCAATAGATTTTGTATTTGCCATAATTATTTCCTTAAAGAACGGGGCCGAAGCCCCATTCAAGTTTAAGCAACGCGGTACAAAGACCAGGCGCCGTCGCCGGTTTTTACTGCGCGATACATTTGAGCAGTGCCAGCGGTAGTGACGGTCATCAAGCCTTGTGAGCCTGACGAACCAATCGTCCAGCCGGTGTTGGTCGTGATGGTAATCACGCCGCTGCCGGAACCGTTGGTATTGATCACCACAAAATCAAAGCTGCTGCCAACTTTTGCGTTGGTTACAACTGCGTCCACATCAGTAGCCAAAGGCAATGTGTACGCCGCTGCGGTTGTGGTGGGAGTGCCCAAAATAATACCGTTGAGCAGTTGGGTAGTTGTCAGCGTTGCCGTGACAGTTGCCGTTGCTGGGGTAGTTTGGGTGTTCATTTGAATTTCGCTTAGATTGCCGTCACCAATTTGGTAACCGCCTGCGCCGTTAGGTAGAGTCATGATAAATTTCCTTTAAAAAGAATTACTGATTAACCCCAGATGCGGCAGGCCATCTGTGGACGAATAGTAGAAAAACCGTAGAGTACGTCAATACGGCAAGGCATACGGTCGTTGTTGATGTCGTACTGACGAACAACGCGCAAGCTAATACCGTTATGAACTGCACGCGAAGCCATGTCAACGCCTTGAGGCAGCAACAAGTCAGCGGTAGCAAACGTGATAGCGTCCTTGTGGTAGACCAAGTTTTGTGCGTAAGCAGTAGAAGCGGTGCCCACAAAGGTCACAACAGCGCTAGATACTGGCAGGGCGGTCATGGTAGCCAGTGCGTGAGCAGCGGAGTACATGGGAGCCACAGTCACAGTCCAAGTGCCAGAGACAGCAGTTGCGTCAGCCAAAGCCACAAACTGAAACAGCGAACCAGTGGTTTCACGAGTTTGCGGGTTCACAGCAAAGCAAGCTGCAATAGTAAACACATCACCGGCTTTGATGGTTGTAGTAACTGAGGCTTGCGACAAGCTCACAGTAGAAGAACCTTCAGTAGTCACCGTGCTGCCAACCGTGGTAGCAGCCGTGGCGTCACGCGAACCAGTGGTGTGCTGCTTGATTGATTGGCTCATGTTGACTTCTTCGTAGCCCAACACGCCAGTGCCCATCATGCCGTTTTTAAATTGCTTGCTGATGGTGTCGGTGGGGTTGAACAAGCCTTTCATGCCTTCGACCAGACCGGCGTTAGCAGCGGGGTTAACCGTTGCATAGCGTGGCGACATCGTAGCGGCGTTCTCGTTCAACTTTTGCTGGGCTTGCAACAGCACCAAAGAAGTAGAAGGAGTTGTGCCAGGGGTGCCGACAGTGTTACCGATGGTTTTGTACGCATTGGCAACGTCAGCATCAATGCTGGAGGCCAATTGGCTGATACGAGGCTTTAACACACGCTCTGCAAAGTCGTCCAATTGCATGGTCAATTCAGCGGAAGTAAAGTTCACGCCAATATGCTTTTGCGAGGCGACGGACAAAGTGGTGAACTGCTCGTTGTCGTCCTGAACTTGCAGGGCGGCACCGTCAGTGACCAAAGCGCGGTCGGGCAGACGAATACGCAAAGTAGACCCGATCTTGGCACCTTCAACAGCAAAGCTGTCGTCGTACTGACGGTTTACGTTACGGGTGATCACCAGGTTGTTCTCTAGAATCTCCAGAGCCTTCCGAGTGATCATGTCAATGGTTAGGATACTATTAGCCATGAAAAAAGTCCTTAAAAAAAGTTAGCGGTTTTGCGCTTCCCACTTCTTTCGTTGTCGCAGCCGTTCAGCTTCAATCCACTGCGAATCCGTCATGGTCTTGGTAGACCGAGGGTCCGTAGTGTCATAAGCCGGTGATCCAGTGGATCGGGCAGTGACAGGCGAAATCGGCGCTGGCGCTGATGTAGTACGTTTCATTGGGGGATCAGCTGCCAATTTGGCCTCAATCTTCCCAATTTCCTTTGCCTGTGCAAGTGGCGCTAATCGTGAAATACGCTCCGCGTCTTTGGGGTTGGTTCCGAGGTAGTAAGCTAACTCAGGCCCAACGTCCGAAGACCGGATTGTTTCTGCCATCACTTCGGTGACCGGAAGTTTGGGGTTGTACGCGACTTGTTCAAAGTCATCGTACTTGCTCCGCGCTTCTTCTTCCCTGTCGTGATAACTCTCAAGAACTTGCGAGTGCTGCTTGGCCGCTTCACGCTGTGCGAGCAATTGTTCAGCCTTTTGATAGGCCAGCGCGTCGGCGTAAGCCTCGGTGCTTTCAAATTGATCGGCAGACTGAACCGGCGGTGCCCTCAAAGTTTGCGTTTCCGCAACCCTTTGCGCTTGTTCCCGTTCCCACTTTCGTTGCTCTCTTGCGAGGCGTTTTCCAATAGCTGCATCAAGTTCCTCTTGCGAGAATGTCTTGGGTGCTTCTGCTTCCGGCGCTATAACTTCGGTCTGAGGTGCAGCCGTTGCCACCTCTTCCGGCGCGGTTTCAACTTCCGCTAGGTTTTCTTCTGACATTTTTCGATTCCATAGAATCCCTGGTGAACGCACCAGTACGTTTTTTACATATAGTAACTAATATTTAACTTTGCGCCAGCAACTTGTTCAATAAACTTGATGTTGGTCAGGTCGCCATCGTACTGCAACGGGATGCCGACCGCCAATGGCATACCAACAGACGTTGTGGGCGCTGTTAGGTCATCGCGCCAGCGCACTGCTTGTCCTTCAGCAACAATTAACGCAAACACTGGTTTGCCGTTTTGACCGTTTGGGGTTCTTTCAGGAACCGTTAAATTAGTGGCGCTAGACAGGCTAGTGATTTGCTGGTAACCCATGCAGGTCGTCACAGCTTTCAAATTCATGGACATAATTAAAATCTCCGAGGTTGAGTAAATGAGCGCAAACGCATTGTAATTTCATTGCCAATGCTTGGGGTGGTGCTAAAAAGCCAACCTGTGTTGTTGCCTGCGTTTACGTTTGTTATCGCCAAAGCATCAAAAATTGCCCCGCCTGTAGCGTTGCTGTCTTGGATGGTGAGATAGCTTACGGTGTTGGTTCCGCTTGCTGCGCTGATGGTGGCTTGTGTGCCGGGTGTGGTGCTTTGCAAAAACTTCGGGTTTGTGCCGGTGGTGACAAGTGATCCAACAGTGTTTGTCCCAGGGGCTAGTTTCAGTGTGCCGTTTGTTAGAGTCAGAGGTTGTGTCAAGCCTAATGTCAGCCCGTCTACAAATTCCCATGTACCAGCAATAGCATCAAATGTTATTGGATTGTTAATGGTAACATTATTTGTAGTAATTGTAGGAATAAATGCGCTAAGAGTATTTGTTTTAAACACCCAAGCATTCGTCCCTCCTGTAACCGTCATACCCGAAGATAAAGTTAAAGTGTCGTATATTTCAAGAAATGCGTTAGCAGCTATATTTCCAGTAAATCCGGGGTTAAATTGAATCTTACCAAAAACAGAATTAGTTGTTCCTAAATCTATCGCGTCAGCGCCTGAAGCAATTACAAAATTAAAAGCAGTGGCTTCTGTTCCCCCAGACGAAGTTGCGCCAGAAGAAATAGTCCGTGTTTGTGCAGCAAGGCCAACCCCAGTAACTTGAATTTGCTTACTACCAGTAAGAGTTAGATTTGTTGAACTAGAAGTGTTATGTACTGTAGTATTAAGACCAGTTACTACAATAACATTATTAACAAACAAAATTGAACGCAAGTTGCTGTTACTAGAACTAAATATCCCAGTAGTCAGCGTGTAATTGTTCAAATCCAACGTACCGTTGGTCAATGTACAAGTGCGGGTAGAGCCTAGCGTCAAAGCATTTTGAAGCTGCCAAGTGCCACCGATACCGTTGAAGGTGACGTTTGAAGGGAAACTAAATCCGTTTGACGTAATTGTTTTTGTGCCAGATGTTGCACTAAAAGTAACTGTGCCTGTACCCGTACCTTGTATAGTCGTGCCGCCGTAATTCCAATTCCCAAAAACCAAAATTGAATTTTGGATGGAAACCGTACCAGTGAACCCTGTAAAGTCTACGTTTTTATATGCGCCACTTGTTGTAGAAAGCGAAATAATGTCTGACCCCGCAGTTACGTCTAGGCTGATAGCGTTAGCTTCACCAGCCGCACCTAAATTTATAGTGCGCGTACCAGCGCCTCCAGCAGTTGCCTGAATCAACGGGGCCGTGCCGGTAACCGTTAAACCAGTTGCAGTAGAGGTTGTAAAAATAGTTCCAGAAGTTCCATTTAAAACTATTTTGCTTGTACCAAACGCTAGTGTTCTAGTGTTACTGTTGTTAGAGGAAAACAAACCTGTAGTCAACGTGTAACCGTTTAAATCCAACGTGCCGTTGGTCAGCGTACAAGTGCGAGTAGCACCAGAAGTCAGTGGGTCTTGAAGCTGCCAAGAGCCGCCTACACCGTTAAAAGTGAATGGACGGTCAAACACAACCGCAGCGGTGGTTATGGTTTTTGTACCTGATGTGGCGGCAAATGTTAAAGCATTACTACCTGTAGCAGACATTCCAGTAGACGCTTTATAGTCTCCGTAGATTGTTATCGCATTATTATTTATAGCACCCGCATAACCTGTTGGGTTTGTGCCATCTGTGAAGTCCAAATCACGATAAGAACCAGCGGTGGTTGTTAACGTACCAGTGCCGCTAGTAATCCTAAACGAAATGCTATTGGCCTCAGTGACCGCTGTTGGGGTGATTGTTCTTGCCGTTGCGCTTGAGTTGGTGCAAATAATTAACGGTGTGCCTGTGACCGCCATAGTCGTAGCACCAGTGAAAATAGTACCCGTGCTGTTCAGTGAGATGGTGTTTGTGCCAAAGGCAAGCGTACCCGTGAAGCCTGTGCAGGTCAGGGTTTGAATTGTTGGGCTGATGTCAAGCGTGACTGTACCAGAGCCAGAATTAGCGTCTATTGCTGCGGTATCTCCAGAGCCTGGCACAGCTATGCCGCCAACGCCACCCGAACTTAAAGCCCAGTTGCTTGCGCTGTTCCAGTTACCTGTGCCACCCGTAACCCAAAAGTATGCTGCCATAACTACTCCTCAACAGGCTCGTCAACCACAGGGGGAGGGTTGGTGACGTACTCATACCACTTGTCGTAGCGAGCCTGCTTCATGGCCTCAATTTCGGCGTCAGTTAGGCCGTGATCATCAGCCAAGTGTAGGGCATCAGAAAAGCCATTGATGATGAAGTTAATTTTGATCATGCTAAAAACCTAAGTTTATATAGGGTACGCAAATAAATCTCAATAATATTGTCTATCAGTTGTTGCAACGTCGAGTCAGATTTATCACAAATTTCGTAGCGACCTTTTTCAATCTCATCAAGCTGGGTCTGCAAAAACTCAATGATGTTAGTAGTCTTTTTGGCCGCTGGAATGGCAATCGGACCAATTAAACCATGACGGCCTTGGTAGGCTTCGGCAAAATCGTCTGCGGCTCCGATAATGCGCTCGTAGAAGATATTAAGCGCAACGTGTTTGGAATAGCTGCGCGTGTTTAAGTGGACGCTGTGCGCCACATTTCGACCTAAAAACAGTAAACCCATCAATTGTGCGGCGGTCATTGTGGCTGCTCCATTGGTGGCATAGGCTGTGGCATTTCAGGCATACCATCCATACCCACATCCATCTGCTGTTCTGGCATCTCAGGAATACCACCAATCTGGCCGTTGGACTCCATCGCAGCGGCCACCACACCCATAGCAATGTCTTGAATTTGCTGTTCGTTCATGCCTGCTTGTGTGGCCGTGATGCGTTGTGTTTCAGCTTGATAAGCCTTAATTTCAGCCTCGTAATCCTTGCGGCGCTGCTCCTGCATCTCAATGGACTTGCCGACGTTTTGGATCATCTGGTGCATCTGTTCCATCTCTTGACCCATTGCTTGCATCTGTTGCTGTGCGGCTTGCAATTCTGGATTGTCTTCACCGTCGCTCATCAGTTTGGGGTCGATGGTTTTGGCAAAACGCTTGGCCATCTCTTG